CATATCATCAATGTACTCACTCATTTTTAAGATCTCATTTTTGTATATCAAATTTTCTTTTAGATAAGTTTGAGACTTTACTGACATCTCATTACGATAATTATTATCATCAAGATACATATTCAACAATCTTACAGCTTCAGAATTTTCAGTAAAGAAATCTGCATTAGGATTTAGTTCTTGATAGTAGTCAGCATCATACATGATGTATGGACAACCATTCATAATTCCATCAGTCGTTGAAACGCTCCAACCTCCATAAACTTGTTTCGGGGAAAAACCTACCCGGCATTGTTGTAGCTTTTTGTAGTAACGCTGCTTGTTGAATTTCTCCGTAGTAATCCAACTTTTGTCTGATTTTTCTAGAAGTGGTATCCATACATTAAAGTCCTGTCTTTGGTCTCTCAGATCCTCCAGAACCTTCATAAAGTTATTGAAATCTTTATAGGTATCTGGACGATGATTAAAAACAATTAATTTATCAGTATTTTTATTTGGTTTTACAATATCAGATTCTTTAACACCTAGATGATGTGGAGTCAAGATGTCGTTTAGTTTACTAATGGTTCCCTTATTAAAGGTTTCTGATGCTTGATTTAATACAAGATTTTTTTGACTCTGTGTATTTAGGTAGCACCTCTGCATTTCAAGGACACCAAGTATATTTTGGTTAAAACTTGGTTGACTCCAAGCAACAACTTCTTTGAGATCAAACCAATGACAGTATCCAAAATAAGAAGGACTATGATGAGTTACATTACTGATAGTATTCTTAACAGCATGTGTATGTTCAGGGAGATGAGAAAACACCAGATCAATATCAAGATCATGATTGATCATTTTTCTGAAATGTTCCACATCAAAATGTGAACGCATCGTAGGAGGATACGTTGGGAATTTCATAATAAATTGCTTGGTATTATGAAAGTTCAGTATCTCCAGAAACTCTGGAAGAACCAGATAAAAAAACAAGTCACTACGAATCTTGTTTAGTTCAGCAATCATATTGGTGATTACTTGAATGTAACTATCTTTAGTCAGATCCTTAGAGAATGTGATGTTTGGATAGACAAGGATTCGTATTGTTTTTTCAAATTTTTGTTCTGTTAAAAATTTGGTAAGCGTCATCTGATAATATCAATAGTGTTCATAGTATTAGAATTCCAAACCTCAAGGTCATTTCTCAATGAACCTTCCGAAACAAGTTTCTGATAACGATTGGAAGCTTTACGTTTCCACCATTGTACCATGTTCTCCAAATAAAATTTATCGAAGTTTTGTTTGTTTGGAATTAGTGTTTCAGTTTTACCAAGAATAACATCTCTAGCATTTTCATATCCATAATCAGACATATAGAAACGCTTTTGTGTTGTCACATCTTGTTTTGATTTGATGAAAGCAACAAACTCTGTATATAGATCTGGGTGATGTTCTTTCAAAGAATTTTTGATGATAGAAATCATCTTAGTCTGGATCTTGAGTTTACGACTAGAAGCTCCTTTGTGAATCAGAGGACCATCGTTTCTCTCAACAAACCACTTACTCAAATCATGATAGATAAAGTCTGGAAGAGTCAACAAAAATTTAGATTCTGTATCTCCACGATAACGAAGGTATGGTTTTAGACCATCGTACTGACTAGTTCCTTTGATATTACCATAGAGTGATGTTGTCTCAAACAAACACATCTCTGTATTATATTTTTTATTCAACATCTCACGAACTTCATGACTGCAGCAAATCAATGACAGAAGTTTACCACCAAGGTAATTGAACCCAAACGGTTGTGTGGGAACAATAATGAATCCCATGATAGCACGCTTGTTAAAGATGGTGAGGTCTGGAACCCCGCCTAACCACTCGTTACGGGGTTTTGAATTGATGATGGGGGAACCCAGTTTAATGAACCCCACAGCGGTGCCTGTGGTGGTCTCCTGGATCATTAGTTTCATCTCTTTACCAGGTGCTTCCTCATAGGTAAATGATGCAGTCATTTCCAGAAGAGTATTGAACGTGCTGTGATCTGGTTGAACAATACGAAAGTTCATATCCTCAGGATGCATAGAGAAATCCTGAAACAGATCATCTTCATGAGACAAACCAAAGAGAGTTGGAGGAATCTCTTTGATACGTTCAATTTTTTTCATACGAAAGAAATCATCGATACGATTGATTGAACCGTAAGCTTCTTTGATTTTACCGTATGCGTATAGAGTATCTTCTGGAGAAAGGATCATTTAAATTTACAGTCACACATTAATTCAGTCAAACATGCAAGAGTATTGATCTCTGGATCAACAGCAAATGCAGACTGATATTGATATTTAGCAAAGATCAAAACTGCTTGTGGAATAGATGAAGATTCCAAAGAGGTATACATTGAATCATAAACTTTACGATACACAGCACTCTGATCATTGTCAAGATTTTCAACAACCCATTTCCGAACTTTGCTGAAATCTTTTTGTTTCATATTACCGACAAGATCTTTTAGATTGACTTCAGAGACAACACTGAGAATACCAGTATCAATTTTACCGATTGAAGCATACCTTTGAAGTTCATTTAGGACTCTTCTCCAATCAGGAAAATATTTTTTGATTACTTCTGCGACAACCTTTTGATCATATTCAACACCTTCCGTCTCAAGAATAGTCCTGATACGGTTGAAGAAGGATCCAGCAATAGACATCCTGTCCTTCCCACTAATTGCGAAGTCGATGACTGCACATCGGGAATGGAGAGGTTCGATGATTTTGTTTTTGTAATTGCAGGTGAAGATGAATCTGCAGTTGTTATGATACGCCTCAATATTTGCCCGTAGGAGGAGTTGTACATCATTGGTTGTGTTATCTGCTTCGTCAATGATGATAACTTTTGGTTTTCCATTTGCTTGAAGTGATACGGTCGTCGCAAAATTCTTTGCTTGGTTCCGTACCGTGTCCAGAAATCGTCCTTCGTCAGATCCATTTATTACGTAAAAGTCAACACCAAGTTCATTACACAAAGCTTTTGCTACAGTTGTTTTTCCAATACCAGGAGGACCCGACAACAACATGTTAGGGATTTCACCCTTTTTAACAAAACTATTCAGAGTGGTTTTAATTCCTTCTGGGAGAATACAATCATCAATTTTTTGAGGTCGATATTGTTCGACCCAGAGAAAATCAGACATAATTAATTAAACGTAGAGTCAGGTTCAAGAGCAATCAAATACGACAGATTCCATTTGTCATGGGTAAACTGTGAAATATTAGCAGTTGATACCTGAACATTATACACCCCAGGAAGAATTTTTAGATTCTCCACTTTGAAATTAAAACAAAACTCATTGGTAGTTTCACCAACTTTAACTGAGAAATTGTTAGATGTATCATTGTTCTTTGTACGAACAACCAAATTCATATCACCATCCTCACCAACTAGTGAAAGATCTGGGAGTTGATATACACTTGCAGCACGAAGCAAAGATGAAAGAATTTCTTCTGTTAGGGTAAATTCAACATCAATGGTAGGAAGTTCAATATCTTTTTCTGGTGGTGCCGTAATCACACTTGGATCAGAAAAGAAATATTTTACTTTCGATTTACCGCTTTTAATCTTAAGATATGAAGTATCAGAAAAATCAAAGTCTGGATCTTTAAACAAAGAAAGTCCACCTAGAAATTCATTCAAATCATAGACAGCGAAATCATTACTAAATTGTTCTGGACATTCAAATTTTGCAAGAATGTTTTTTGCAGGGGAAATAGTTCTAATAGTATTACCACTTTTCACAACCAACGAAGAGTTGATGTTAGAAAAGTTTTTAAGAACAGTTAAAGTTTTTTCAGAAAGTTTCATAACCACGGATTGGAGTTTCATTTAGTTGCCCACTGAAGTGATACAGTAGGAGTGAATAGTGTAGTGCTTTTAGTATATCACGTTTTGCTTGTCCCTTCTTATCATAGCGACTTAGATACTTAATTGCATTAGAACGGCAGAATGATTCTGCATCTCCTACGGATTCAATAAGGTCAAGTGTCTGGACGTTATTGTTGTCAGAAG